AAAGAGACAGTACGTGCTGAACTTCGTGAGGAGTTTGCACAACGCTATGAGCATGACAAAACTGTGATGGTAGAGGCCCTAGATAAAATGGTTACAGAAGGCTTAGCAAGTGAAATATCTGCTCTTAACGAGGAGAAGAAAGCACTTGCTGGTGATCGTGTTAAGTTTCATAACAAGATGAAAGAGAATGCTGATAAGTTTAACGGCTTTTTAGTAAAACAACTTTCAGAAGAGTTAAAAGAACTTAGAGCAGATCGTAAGGTATCAAAAACAGGTTTTGAGAAATTAGAATCATTTGTTGTTGGTGCTTTGGCTGAAGAAATCAAGGAATTTGCAAGTGACAAGAAAGACTTAGTGGAAACTAAGGTTAGACTTGTTTCAAATGCACGTCAAAAACTTGATAATCTAAAGAGCAAATTTGTAAAAGAATCTGCTAAGAAGATGGCTTCAACTGTATCTACACATCTTAAGGCTGAAATGGGTCAACTTAAAGAAGACATTAAAATTGCTCGTGAGAACAATTTTGGTCGTCGAATCTTTGAAGCATATGCAACTGAGTTTGGTGCTACACATTTAAATGAAAATGAGGAAGTACGTAAACTTAATGCAATTGTTGCTAAAAAAGATAAACAGTTGGCAGAAGCCATTGCTGTTAAAGACAAGGCGAAAGCACTTGTTGAAAGCAAAAATAACGAAATCAAAGTCATAAAGGAAGCCAATGAGCGTGATGCTACATTGGACGAGCTTCTATCTCCTCTTAATGATGAGAAGAGAGAAATTATGACTAACTTACTTGAAAACGTTCAGACATCTCGATTGAAGAACGCTTTTGAAAAATATTTGCCAGCAGTAATCAGTGAAACTAAAGGAATTAAAAAAGCCTCAAATTTAACTGAACAAACTGGTAATAAAACTGCAAAGGTTGTCGACAAAGCCACTAATGATGCTAATAGCAACGTTATTGACCTAAAACGCCTAGCAGGGCTTTAAACTAAAAAGGGAGACATTTAATGTCACAAGAACTACTAGAAAGCCGTTGGGGTGAGACCAAAGAAGCCCTCCTAGAAGGATTACAAGGTGCTCGTCGCTCAACAATGGGTGTTATCTTAGAAAATACCAAAAAACACTTAGCTGAGAACGCAACTGCGGGATCAACTTCATCAGGTAACATTGCAACTCTTAACAGAGTTATTTTACCTGTTATTCGACGTGTAATGCCAACTGTTATAGCCAATGAATTAGTTGGTGTTCAGCCTATGACTGGACCAGTCGGCCAAATCCATACACTAAGAGTACGTTATGCAGACGCAATGACTGACAACTCAGCAGCCGCTACATCAACTGCAGCAGGCGATGAGGCATTGTCACCATTCAAGATTGCAACTGCATACTCTAACAACACTGGAACTGCAACAGGTTACGGTGGAGCAAATACAGCAACTTTAGAAGGTCAAGCAGGTAACAAAATTAATGTACAGATCCTAAAGCAACCTGTAGAAGCAAAAACACGTAAGCTATCAGCACGTTGGACATTCGAAGCAGCTCAAGATGCACAAGCAATGCACGGCATCGATGTAGAAGCAGAAATCATGGCAGCATTAGCTCAAGAGATTACTGCTGAGATCGATCAAGAGATTCTTTTATCTCTACGTACATTAGCCGCAACTGAGTTCACATACAACCAGGCTGCAGTATCAGGTACTGCAACTTTCGTAGGTGACGAGCATGCCGCTTTAGCAGTGTTAATAAACAGAACAGCTAACTTAATTGCACAACGTACAAGACGTGGTGCAGGTAACTATGCAGTTGTTTCGCCAGCTTCATTAACAGTGTTACAATCAGCTACAACTTCAGCATTTGCTAGAACAACAGAAGGTACTTTTGAAGCACCAACAAACACAAAGTTTGTAGGTACATTAAACGGTACAATGAGAGTGTTCGTTGATTCATATGCAGCTGACACTCAAGCAGTATTAGTAGGATACAAAGGCGCATCAGAAACTGACGCTCCAGCATTCTACTGTCCATACGTACCGCTAATGAGTTCAGGAGTTGTACTAGATCCGTCAACATTTGAGCCAGTAGTAAGTTTCATGACTAGATATGGATATATCGAGTTATCAAACACTGCAAGTTCATTTGGTAATGCCGGTGACTATGTGGGTGAGATTGCAGTAAGCAACTTATCATTCTCATAATATAACACTTAACTTTATTAAAAATAGCACGCATTGCGTGCTATTTTTTTGACATAAATATCATTGCACAATAATGTGTTTATGCGGACACCAACCGCGTACCCGTTAGAACGGGAACTTTATAAGGAGAAAACAAATGGGAAGACCGTTAAAAATAAAAATATCTGATACACAGGATGCAGGATTTAACAACCCTGGTGATGACGTTGCAGGTAGAACACCAGCCGGAGAATTATTCTACGGCGTAGTTGGTGGAGACGTAGCAACTAGTGATTATACATTTCCAGTGGTTAGTACAAGAATTAGACCAACTGGTGGTAGTATTACTGCCGAAGGCGAAGGTTTTATTGTACGTCAAAAAGGAGCTTCAAAGTATTTGGTCTCAAGATTGGATGCCAGTGCAATTGATCCTGCTAACGCAGTGGTTGGTTCACAAATAAGAATTGTAAGCGTTGGCGATACTGATTGGGCCGCAATGGGTGCTGGTGAAGGTACGATTGCAGTAGGTAAAATTTTTACTGTTGTTGCTGCCGCTGGTGCTGGTACTTCGGGTACTGCTGCTGAGTGCGGAATATGCACATTAGCAAACGAGGCAGATGCTGCATTGTCCACAGGAAGTATGACAGTAACTTACACTGATGTAGGATCAAGTGCAGTTCGTCTTAAGCGTTTTAGCAACAAACATGGCATACCTTTTTCGGGTAATCCAGTGTTGTTAAACTTCTTTAACATACTAGATGACACAGTTAAGATTGGTGGATCTGGATCGGCTGCATCACCTGCAACACGTGATTTAGTACAAGTTGAGAATCCTTCATTGGGTTAATAGATAGTTTTTAACTAACCAAACCCTCATTGTATTAAGTACAGTGAGGGTTTTTTATGAGTGCAGCTTTTATATTAGGCAATGGAAAAAGCAGACTAAGTGTTGATTTATCAAAATTATCACCTATAGGATCTACCTATGGATGTAACTGGCTTTGTAAAGATTTTGCACCAGACTGTCTTGTAGCAACAGACAGACCAATAGCTGATGCTATTCAACAAAGTGGATATGCAAAAACTCATAGATTTCATACACGTAAACCTATTGTAGAACTAGGCGGAAAAAGTTTACATAACCAGTATAAAGGATTTAGCAGTGGACCAAACTGTGCGGCTCTTGCCTGTATTGATGGGCACACCGACATCTATCTTATAGGTATGGATCTTGGAACTACCAATGGCATGTTCAACAATGTGTATGTAGATCAACAGTTTTACAAAAAAGAACTAGATCCACCTACGTTTCCAGGAAACTGGGTAAACCAACTTGTAACACTAATTACAGAAGATTTTAAGGACAGACGATTTTATAGAGTAGAAGGCGTAGAAAGTGCTTTTGTAAAGCAGTTTAGTAAAATAGATAACCTCAAAATTTTATCAATGGAGAGCTTTATTGAAATGGTAAATACTGCTAGAGGTCCATTATGAATACAAAGAAACGAATCGACGGCGATTACTATATTGAAACCATAAATGATGGTGACAGGGTTATTATTCAAACCACTGCTATGGCAGTTACTGGTAACTTAGAAGTCAGTGGAAATTTAACTTATATTAACACTGAACAACTTGATGTAAAAGATCCTTTTATATTGCTGAATGATAGTAATACTGCAACATACTCATCAAACTCTGGTATTATCACGCATAAAACCGCTTCCAGTTATGCTGGTTTGAGATTTAACACCACAGACAGTCGATGGGAAATAAGCACATCTACTGATACTGACGGAACCTCGGGTACCTGGAATGAAATTGGAACTGCGTCCGCTGGTAGTGTTGCTGGAGCAAACACACAAGTCCAGTTTAACAATGAAGGAAGTTTTGGTGCAAGTGCAAATTTAACATTTACAGATACCAATCAGTTAAATATTGCAGGAAATGTAAATTTAACCACGGGTTTACAACTAGCAGATAGCTCAGCACCAGGATCTGTTGCAAATACAACAGTCTTATATGGAAACGTGTCAGGCAGTGGCGGAACAGGTCTTTATTTTGTTGATGGATCAACTGCAGACGAATTGGTAAGCAAAAGCAAAGCAATTGTTTTTGGAATTATATTTTAAGGAACTAAAATGGCAATACAAACCGTAAACGTTACAAACTCTGCAACAACAGTTTATACAAGTACAAATAATACTGCAATTACCTACCTTGCACTAACAAATGCAACAGCAGCCGCAGTAGCCGTTGATATACATATTATACCAAGCGGAGATAGTCTTGGTAACATAAACTTAGTTGCAAAAACTCTTGACATAGCAGCCACTGATACCTATCAACTGTACTCAGGAGGTGAAAAACTTCTACTTGAAAACGGCGATACTGTAAGCGTAACTGCAAACGTTGCAAGTGGAGTAAACTCTGTAACTTCTTTTACAAGTATCTAATATGGCAACTGGAGTTTTTCTAAAAAATAGAGAAATCCCTTCAGGGTCTACTTCTATCAGAATTCCTTTTGGAGCTACCAATGAACGCCCGACTAATCCTGTGTTTGGTGTCTTTAGGTATAATACCAGCACTGGAAGCATGGAATACTTTGACGGAACAGCGTTCCAACAAGTAGCAAAAAGCGGAGAAGCGAACATCACAGTTGATAATTTTACTGGAGATAATTCAACACTTACATTTACCCTAAGCACTAGCGTAAGTGCCGCTGATCAAACTATTGTATTCATTTCAAACATTTATCAACAACCATCTACCTATAGCATCACAGGTGGTGGAAATGATATCACACTCACTGGTGCACCATTATCAGGCGAACCAATTAACGTAATTCACGGACTTGGCAATACACCTTAACAGTGCGATAAATACTGCAAAGTTTAAGGAAATTAATAAATGGCAATTGCAAGAGTCACTGGTAAAGCCCTCGCAGATAATCTTGAGAGAACCGCTAATCTAGCCATTGACACAAACACATTTTTTGTTGACGTTAACAACAATCGTGTTGGCATCGGAAGTAACACTCCAACAGTCACACTAGATGTTGCTGGTAGTAGTAATATTGCAAACATTTCGATTGCAGGAAATGCTATCAGTGCTGAAGGCAATTTAGATCTAAGTGGTAGTAATGTTAATCTTGGTGCCAACAGTGGTGTCATATTAACCGGAGGCACATCAGGACAAATACTTTCAACTGATGGATCAGGTTCATTAAGTTGGGTTGATAGTGCAAATGTAGATGCTCTTCTTGGAAATACCATACAAATTGGCACACCAACAGATGGTGATCTTACTGGTAATGTTGCATATGATGGATGGACTGCAAACACCGTTGTTACTGACGGATTAGATGATTTAAACCAAGTCAGTTTAAACATCGCAAATAACACATTTGTAGGACAAACAACCTTTACTGGTTCACCAACTGCAGGACCAAGTCCTCAAACAGTAAGTTTTACCGGAACATACATCGGTAATGCAAATGGATTTGAATGGGACTTTGGTGATGGTAATACTGCAACCACACAAAATCCTTCGCATACATATTCAAATGTTGGTGGTGGACAATTTAGTGTAACCTTTACTGCAAAAAACACAGACGGAACTTATGCAGGAAACATAGCGGCTGGTGCAAAAGGATCAGCAGATAGTTTTACAAGAACAAACTATATTGTATTATATACACCAACACCAGCACCAAGTTTTACAATTACTGATAGTACCATAGACAGTGGAACTGCCGCTGAGATTACTAATACGTCTACCAATGTTACTTCTAGTTACGAACTGGATTGGGGCGATGGAGCCGCAAATGTGAATCCAAGTCTTGGGTGGACAACCCTTACCAACACGTATACAAACACTGGTGGAGATACACAGTATTCAATTGTGTTAGCAGGAACATCAAACACTGCTGGGCCAAGTCCTGTAACAGTTTATAGTACACCAGGTGTTGTGGATGTTTTTAGTGATCATACTTCATTGTCAAGTGCTAACGTTACAACAGTGGTCAACGAAGAAGCAACCTCAGGTGGTGTAGTGCAATTTACAAACAGCACTGCAACAGATCCAGGTACAACCGCAGTATTTGGTTCTCAACAGAAGTATCGTTGGACTTGGGGAGATGGAAATGTTAACGCAGTTAACATTCAGGCTGGTGTAGCAGGAAACCCAGGTACAACTATCGATCATACGTTTGCTTTGGATAGTGGTAATCAATCAAGTGGTACTGCACAAACTTTTGAAGTACAACTAGCAACAGAGAACGGAAGTACTAACAGTCCGTTTAATGCAGGCAATATAACCATCACAGTTGAACCAGATATACGCAGTATCTTTACTGGTACCACAGTGATTACCAGTGATAGATCAGGTGATACTGCACAAGATGGATATCTATTTACGGATTATAGAACTGGACTGTCAACAACCGATAGAGGTTTAGTTACATTCCAAAACACAAGTCAAAATGTTACAACTACAAATTTTACTTTTGGTGACGGAAATACCACGGGCAACATAACAAGTGGAGCAGGCACTCCAGGTGGTGCAAATATCACAAACAGTTATGGAACTGTGAGCAGTTTTACAGTAGCACTTGTATCCAGCGGAACTCCTGTTAGTATTGCACAAACAGATACAGAAACAAAAACAAATTATATTACAATTAATGCAAACCCGACTGCACCAACTGCACTGAGCGGAAAGACTCTTAGTTTGCAAGACGCAAGCCAAGGCACAAGTCCATTGTTGGCAGCTAATGCAACAGATAATAGTGGCGGAAACATAGTTTCGGCAGGTAGTAGTGTCACAAGATATACTACAACTACAACAATCAACACAAACAATGTCACTGATGCTAATACTGCAATTTCTGGCACACTATCAGCAGTTTTTAATGGAAGTGAAGCTGGTAATGTGACCTTCAGTGCAAGCGGTGATGCCGCTGGAACCTATACAGATCTTATAGTTGTGAACGATGGTGATGCACACGATGAAATAAGTGCAAGTACCTATCCAACAGGATTTGCAAAGGTATTTGATGCACGTTGGCAACGAGCTCTAAGCGGTATAAGTGTAGGTTATAATGATGCAAAGTTAAGTCATACCTCTGCTGGAGATACTAACTTAGTAGGTTTTGTCAAAGATGACATGACAGATGTACCGACAGTTGTACAAGGTAGTGCAGTTATTGCAGAAGGAACTGCAGGAACATATAGATATATTTCTGGAATACCTTATTACAACACAGGCTCACCGACTATCACTGTTACAGGATTAGCAGTAGGAGACTTGGTCGGGCAAACATACAGAAATACAAGCACTCCTATACAGTTTACAACAGGAACACTTGCTGAAAGCACGTCAGGCACAATCTTTAATACACAAAC